ATATTTCTGTTCTTCTGTCAACATATGTGTATTTTTAATAAATATAAAATAGTTATCTAGAATATCCATAACAGAATATCCTTTTTCATAAATTTCTAATATAAGATGTATAGCACTTTTTAGTTGTTTTTTAATAATATAATTAGTATATTTTTCGAAAATTACAAAACTTATATTACAACATAATTGTATAGCTAAATGTAATGTAATTTTTTCGCCTAACAACTTGAATTTTTCCATATAATTAATAAGAATTTTAACGGTATTATTCGAAACACTAATTATAAAGTCTATTGCTTCATTGTCAATATCAATATTTTCTTGAGTTTTTATTTTTTCTACAATAGCAAAAAGTTGTGCTCTTTTAAGTGGTTTTATTTTGATAATTGTAAATCGAGACTGTAATGTTTCAATAACTTTTTGTGTATTAGAGCAAGATGAAATAAAGTTAACATTATGGCTATATTTATCAATACAGTTACGAAAAACTTGTTGGCTTTGTTCGTTAATCAAGTCTATATCATCTAGAACAACAATTTTCTTTTTCCCTTTAATATTTGAGCGTGTTTGACAAAATGTTTTGACATCAGTTCTATAATAATTAATACCTTGCTCTTTAAGATTATTGATATAAAGAACATTTTCTTCATAATCTTTAGGATTTATTCTATTATAATATTCTTTTATAAGGGCATTTAAGAGAGAAGTTTTGCCGGTTGCCATATCACCAATAAGTAAAATATTTAAGTTATCGATAAGTATTAAGGTTTGAAACATTTGGATTACGTCATTATCTTGTCCAAAATCATCAAAATATATAGGCTGATATTTTTGAATAAAAAGTTTACTATTATTATTTTCCGCCATTTATTATTATACGTAAATAATTATTTAAGTATATCTCAAACAATATTATTAATGGCTGAAAATTATTATAATGTTTTGGGTGTAGAAGAAGGCGCCACAAAAGAACAAATTAAAAAGGCTTATAGAGGTTTATCATTTAAATATCATCCTGATAAAAATCAAGGTAGTGCTGAGGCGACATCAAAATTTCAAAAAATAAATGAAGCATATGAAACATTAGGAGATGACAATAAGAGAGAACAATATGACGCATCGCGAAAAAATCCATTTATGAGAATGAATAGTTTTAATAATGGTGGAAACGGTAATGTGGATATTCCTGTAGACGATATATTTAACATGTTTTTTGGAGGAGGAGGAGGTATGCCAGGATTTCCACCGGGTTTTCCATCAGGATTTCCACCTGGTTTTCCACCTGGAGTAAAAATTCATGTATTTAATGGTAATGGTCCAATGGGTTTTCAGCAAGCTATCCAAAAACCGGCTCCAATAATAAAAAATATAAGCATATCTTTAGAACAAGTTTTAAATGGTGCAACTATTCCATTAGAAATAGAGAGATGGATTATAGAAAACGGTCTAAAAGTTTTTGAAAATGAAACAATATATGTAAATGTTCCCCAAGGAGCAGATGAAGGCGAAATAATAATATTAAGAGATAAAGGAAATGTTATAAATGAAAACACTAAAGGAGATATTAAAGTATTTATTCAGATAAAAAATGACACGCAGTTTAAAAGGTCTGGTCTAGACTTAATATTAGAAAAAAATATTTCATTAAAGGATGCTTTATGCGGATTTTCGTTTGAAATCAATTATGTAAACGGTAAAAGTTATACTCTTAACAATAATAAAAATAATATAATACCTCCAGAATATAAAAAGATTTATCCAAATATGGGACTAAAAAGAGGTGAACATACAGGAAATATGATAATACATTTTCATGTAGATTTTCCCGAAAAGCTAACAGAAGAACAAGTAAACAAAATTAGTGAAATACTATAATGTTTTATTTTATTTAATAATATATTTTATCAAAAAAAGTATTTAAAGAATTAATAATATTAAAATATGGTAGGATAAAAATATGTGCGTTTGTTTAAAAAAATAAAGGGGGGATTATTTTTTTATTTAGGTGTCTTCCCAAACGTGTTTTACTATCAGGTAAAATATAAATATTTACGGCTACGTATAATATTCTATAACATTTTTATCTTACTCATTTAATGCTCCTTTAGCTTAGAGGTAGAGCACCAGTCTTGTAAACTGGAGGTCCTGGGTTCAATTCCCAGAGGGAGCTATTTTATAAAATGTTATTTATATAAATATATATGAATAATATTTATTTAGTGCCATCATTTTATGCACATATTCTTAATGGAATATTTTTAATGGTTGCGGTTATTATATTATATACAAATTATTCTAGTGTTGCCAAATTAGAACCATACAAAATGATAATGTTAGTTTTACTTTTTTCAATTGGATTTGGAATTCATAGTTTGTCGCATTTAGGTTTAGAAAAAGTGTATAATTTTAACCCGTTAGAAACTATATATAGTTAACAAATATATAAAGTATAAAATACTTTTATAGTTTATATATATAAATGGCTGGTAGAGCGAAAGTTGTTAGATTAAAACAATCTATTATAAATAATATTGATAATAATACGGCAGCAGGTCCTATGAAAATGGGTTTACCTCCAAGTATAGGAGTTACACGAAATTTTTGGTATAATTACTCGACACAGTGTAATACAAAAGCAGGAGCACCAAAAAAAAGTTATAACAATATGGTATTTTTAAATATTAATCCAGCTCAAACGCCAGTATCGTCTGGTTTTACTCCAACTGCTAACTATAATTATTCTTATAATGCACCTAAAAATGTTGGGTTTTATGATGCAAATGCGAAATATGATAACCATTATTACAGACCATATTACAATGAGCGTTAACAAAAAATTTCTTTAATTTGTTCTTAATTTTTATTGTTTGTATTTCCCTCTATATTTATAATGTGGAACCATTTTTTCTATAGTCTAAACAAATTTTACAGTTATTTTTCATACCTAAGTCATGATCATATTTATTTACGCATTTTTGAATTAATATAAAATCTTTACTCATCCAAAAATTTTCTAAATTATCTAAATTATTTTCACCAAATTTATATTTCGTATTAATTTCTTGTATATCTAGACCTAAATTTGTCCGACAAATTGGACACTTAAATAATCCGATATATTTTTCATTATAACGCGCCTCCATTGATTTAAATATACACGATTTATGATATGAGTGTCCACAACATGTTAAATAAGTGTCACATTTTCTTAGTATTGTTTCAAGACATATAGGACATTCTTCACCAGGTTTAACATAACATTTTCTATTTAAAGAACATCGAACAAATTGATTACCAATAGTGATAGGTTGCACGTTTTGTGCTGTATAGCAATAACATTCATTTAACCATAAGGTAGGACAATTTTCTAGTATTCCTTTTTTACTACAATTGTTATGATAATAAGAGTTTCTTTCATACAAATAATATACGTCTTCTGCTGTTGACATTTTTTGCAAATAATATTTACCTATTTAAACTATACATTAATATACAAACATTATTTTAAATCATTTTTTAAATCAATTTTTTATACTATGGTTTATATTTTATCGTAAGCCGACAAAACATAAAACAAAAAAATGCGTAATTTATGATATTTTTCTAGTGGGAATTTCGTTTGAAACAATATAAATTGAATTTTCAGTGATGATAATATACTCAGTAGAAGACTTATAAAATTTAGCTATAGTACTGGTATACTCTTCTTCACTCTTAACGAGTAACTTTTCGCCATTTTCTTTAGCCCCGATTAGTGCCTTTTTATCGAGTGAAGCAGTCCAATAGTCGAGCATAATTGGTTTGTCTTCAACAATACTAAGTTTTGCAGCATGCTTCAATGTAACATCGGAAGGAAGCCTATAACTAAACGCGGCATCAGCTTTTGGTGCTGTTTGCGATGATTTTTGTTCGGACATTTTATATAATTTGTAATTATTAGTCTTTAAATACTTATATATTAAAAGTATTTTTTTATATTAAACTTTAAAATATAAATAAATTATAATGAAGAGTTTAACAATAAATAAAGATACTCTATATTCTTTATATAATGTTGATAATTATAAGACCGAGTTAAAAGAACATGTAAATGAAGTTACACAAAAATATACTAACTTATTGGTTGAATATTTTAAATTCATAACAGAAAATATAAAACATAAAAATAAAAAATTATCTCATTTTATTATTACTCGTGGAATAGAAACAATTACGAACGTTTTTTTAAATATATTATTATATACAAAAAATATTGATTTAACATATTTCCATAGTCAAAAATCTTTTTACTTTTATGTTGAGTTTGTTTTACAAATAACAGAAGACGAAAAAACCTTTTTACAGCTAAGCTCGAGGGACGCAACAACATACGTCTATAAAAAAACAATATACGAAATTCATAATGAGTTAAAAAAGATAAATGAAAGTATGCTAGAAGAAACTAGAGAGAAATTTACAGCCATAAATGTTTTTGTTAATATATATAAATTATTTTTTGCTAAAATTGTTGAAAACTATGACAGTAAAAGTAATAGCTTTATAGAAGTATTCGAAGAAATATCACATAAACTAAATAGTTATACTATAAAACTACTGAATTTAAAAGTTTTTGAAAATATAGTAATAAATCTTAATAACAAAATTGATGACCCTTATGTATTTTTTGAGATTAACCGATATATAGTAAAAAAATTTGTAAAAAACAATGAAACAATATATAATTATGAAAAGAAATTTTTGTCAGAAGATTTTTCTCTCAAACTAGAAGAAGAAAGAGATAAATTTATCAGTTGGTTCACATGTTAACAAACTAATAGTAATAGTAATAGTTATCAGTATGAAAAACTTAATAAAACAAAAGTATTTTTAAGGCGATGATTGTATTTCTATAGTGATATTTTTTCTACGTATTTTTTTCTTTTTATCTTTAGAAGCTGAGTATGTATCATTTTCTAGCAACTTATTATTCTGGCATATAAATTTGTATTCATTACTTAAAAGATGTTTAAGATAATTATATATTATCATTAAAATATTTTCGTCACATTTACCAACTATAAGTACACTACCCGTTCTAAAAATCATGAAAGACACCTTTATTATGTTATTATATAGGTGTTCATTTTCTTCTGATATTTGACACCCATTTTGTATTCCTATATCTGGATTATAATAAAATTTACATTGTATTCCAGGATACGAACAAGGGTCATATATAGATTGTATGTTATATTTGTTCCTTAAAATATCGTATAATGCTTCGCGGTTTATAAAGAAACCACAATTAAAATCGGAATTTATCAACACTGTTTCATTAATATTTTCTTTATAAAACAATGTCTCTTCAAAATACGGTTGTAAAATATTTATAATTTCTTGTAGTATAACACGATAACTTTCATCATTTTGAACTCCAGGAATTTCTAATTTACCCGTATTAAATACTTTCACATGAAACTCTTTGAAAGTACCATCTACCTTCAGTCTATAAATCAACACAAAACAGTTATAAAACGCACTCTTCTTTTTGCAACGGTAACTCATTATATCTTTTCTAGATATTCCGATACTTATTTTTCTAATATCTTTATACTTAATACGACCCGAAGGATTATCAATGTGCGTTATTATATGCTCTTCATAATAAGGCACATCACGAAGTTTATCATTAATTATTTTCACCTCTTCAGGTTCAGTAGAATTAAATTTTATTTGTTTTTTTATTACACCATTTTCGGGTTTAGAATATGGCATTACATTAATTTTCCAAAACAAGTCCTTAAGGTCAACCTCTACGTTTAAATAAGCTATCTTGGTTTTGGTGGAAATGTAAATGTTAGAACATTTAGGGCTTTCAGAAGTCAAATCCAATAAAATATCAGCAGAAATTTCTTCATCATCATATTCACTATTATTTTCGTCTATATTCTTATTATCTGTTGAAAGGTCACCATCATAATTAGACGATATAAAATTTTCCCATTCCTGGTCTATATCCATTCTTTCAGATGAGCTATAATAACACTACCTATGTCTTTAAGTTCTTTATATTATTTTTATTTCAATTATTTTCTTTAATATATAATATAAAGAATGAACACTTCAACACATTTTATCAGCGAAAATAAAACAAACAACTATTTTAAACGAACCAATGCTATATTAATACAGCATAAACCGTGCAAATTTGAATATAGCCTTAAACAAAATTCGTTTGATCCATTTAAAAGTTCTCCACCAAACGATTTTATGGCTAAGTTACAGCATAGAATGTCGGTTTATAATACGTGTTATTTAGAGGATAAAAGTGTTGACAGTTGTGACAAAGAATAATTTACATAAATATTACTATTTTGCACCTGAGAATGTAAGAGATTTTCAACAAAGTTTAAAAAATGAGTATTTACACAGTTCAAGTCATCATTTTCAGAAATATACTTTTTAATAATATAATTTAAAAGATCTTTTATTATATTTTTTTTGTCAATATTATATTTAATACTTATATCATATATTAGTTTGTTTAAACTTTCTAGTTTCTCTCTATTCTTCAATTTAGATAATAAATTTTCCCAAACAATATTGTCTATAATATTGAATTCGCTATTATTAATTTGAAAATGTATTATGTCTTGATTTGATTGCATAAAATTTATCATACTCCTAATATCTGACTTATATATTTTTTGAATACCAGATAATGCCTTTTCTGTTAAATTTAAATTTTCTTGGACTGAAATATTTTTTAAAAAATTTATAATATCATTATCAGGTAACTGATTAAAATGTAATCTTATAAATTCATTCTGTAGACCTTCATCTATTTTACTTATATAGTTACAAATTAAACAAAACCTTACATTATTCGGATAATTTTGTAACAGGTATTTTAAAGCTTGTTGGGCGTTTTTTGTCATATAATCTACTTCATCTAAAATGACGAATTTCGTTCCTGTTTGGAATAAATTATTTGAATTCACAAAACAATTTATTTGATTTCTTATTATGTCAATTCCTCTTTCGTCTGATGCATTTAAATGTATAATTAAATCTTTGTTTTTTATATTCGCCTTTTCTTGATAAGAATTTATTAGATTTATTATTGTTGTTGTCTTACCTGTTCCTGGAGGACCATAAAACAGTAGGTTTGGAAAATAAGATGTGTCTATGATGTTTTTTAATATTTTTTTATTCAAAGGGTCAAGAACTATATTCTCAAATATTGTTGGCCTATATTTTTCGACGAACGGTATAAATTCTTTACTTATATTCATTTTTCTATTAATTAATTAAATTATTTGTATTTAAACCTTTTTTATGAAGTACTATTTCGTATATTTTATTATAAACAAATATAATGTTTGTATGTAACAATGTTATAATTGTGAATGATTATTTTTATAATAAAAACAATTAAAATAATATTTTGCATTTCTATAAAAATTAATTTTACAGCAAAATAAATTAAACCCACAAATTTTATTAACATTATTTTCTCTTAAATAGTTATCGACTTCTAAACCATGATACATAACCATTTCCATTATATATTATATATTATACTTTTAGTGTAGCTTTTATATTGTAATTAAGATTAATGATAAAGTATGTATTTTACATATCGAAATACGTATGTAAAATACTTAAATGTTTGTTTAATTTGAATTATTCGAAAAAAAGTTAAAAATTAAAGAACACGAACATAATTGTAAGTATAAATCATTCGACTTTACGTCAGGTTCAATATCCACATCAACTGTATTATCTCCGCTAAGGACGTTTACATCGTCTTCTTCTGGTTCCGGTGCGTCAGTGTTTCTCTCTATTACGTGAGAAGAAGTTGATGATATCACAGTATTATTTAAGAGATGATGTTCTTCCATATTTATACATAATATAAAATATAAAATATATTTTGGAAAAAAATTTAAAAAAATTGTCGTAATTAAATATTAAATGGACCCAGCAATATATAAAATAGGTAATATACAGTTTAAACATCCTATATTACACGCAAGTGGTTGTTGGTGTATAAACGAAACTCAGATAAATGAACTTTATAAATCTTCTTTAGCTGGAGTTATATGTAAAACTTGCACTTTCTCTCTTAAAGAAGGAAACAAAGAAATAAATTATAGCCACGACGAAGAGAGAAAAGTTCATTTTAACTGTAAGGGGCTACCAAATTTAGGATACCAATATTATAAAAATTTATATAAACAAATCACAGACAAACCTTATATCATGTCATTAGCTATTGAAAATTTTGATGATTTACAGGCTATTTTATTAGACTACGATACATATGTAAGCGGTCAGTCATTGGTAGAAATAAATCTGAGTTGTCCCAATTTAAAATACTCTATTCCTGGCTATGATATTACGCAAATGAAGGTTATTTTAGTCTTTCTAAGAAACTTAAAGTTAAAAAATATAATATTCGGACTAAAGCTACCACCATATTTACAGTTAGATGTTATAAATGAAATGGCAATGTTGTTTAATGAGTTTGCTGATATTTTGAAATATATTGTTTTGTCTAATTCTGTACCAAACTGTTTACCGTTAAAAAATGGCTCCCCTTTTTTATCAAATACTTTTGGCGGACTATCTGGAAAATTAAATAAATATATTGCTTTAAGTAATGTATATTCTTTTTCAAAAATACTTAGTGAAGATATTAAAATTGTCGGTTGCGGAGGAATAGAAACTATTGACGACGTAAATGATTATTTAAATAATGGTGCGTCTTTTGTACAATTAGCGAGTTGTTTTTATGACGAAACTAGTAACAAATTAGATGTAAATAAAATAAATGAACTAATAGGCGTTTATTCAAAAAAAAATAAAATAAATGAATATATTTAGAAATATGGATGAAACAGAAAAATCTTTAATAATTAAATCAAAACATTTTCATTATGTAGCCAATATGCTGAGGGAATTTTTTATACATAAAGGGTTTGTCGAATGTCATACACAAAATAGGTTATCTATATTAGCTGCATGCGAAGATCCAACAACTATACGAACATTTGACTATAATAATAAGGTATATCCATTACCACAGACAGGACAGATGTGGTTAGAATATGAGCTTCTAAAAGACCCAAGTATAAACGGATATTTTTGCGTATCAACAAGTTTTAGATATGAACCTGACCCTATTCCAGGGCGTCATGCTATTATTTTTCCTATGTTTGAATTCGAATTAAAAGGAAATATGGCCGAATTAGAAAAGTTAGAAAAAGAATTATTAGTTCATCTTGGTTATGATGATATATGCATATTTGGTGAAGGGAACTACGAGGATGTTGCGAAAATATATGAGACAAAGGATATATCTCATGATATAGAACAAAAATTATATAAAGATAATGGTCCTGTTTTTTTCTTAAAAAACTTTCCAGAATATACAAGCCCTTTTTGGAATATGAAAAGAAGCGAAGACAAAACAACTGCAAACAAAATTGACGTTATTTTAAGTGGCATGGAAACTATCGGAAGTGCAGAAAGAAGTGTAGATAAAAACGATATGATAACTAGATTTAATACTATTTCAGACGGAAAATATGCGCAAATATTATACGATAAATTTGGTAAAGAAAGAGTAGACGCAGAGATGGAAGAATTTCTCTCTAATTCATTCATAGAGAGAAGTGGTGGAGGTATTGGTCTAACAAGATTGATTTCTTCAATGCTTAAGGAAGGCTTAATTCCAAATGAGTTTCTCTAAGTACAAAAAATATGCTTTATAACCTTTGATATAATAATATATTAAAGGTTTTATTATAAGTTAACGTAACATGAAATTCAACTTATACAACGAAAAAATGACTTCAGGTTATTTAGAACTTTTTATTGGACCCATGTTTTCCGGAAAAACTAGTAAGCTGATACAAATATATAAAGAATTAAAGGCTTATTCTAAAACAGTTTCTGTTATAAATCATTCTTTCGATAAAAGATATGACGATTTAATGATGTCTAGTCATGATAAAATAATGGTGCCATGTTTACAAGCGAAAACATTGGGAGAATTATGGAATAACACTGAAAACAATGGTAATAATGTTTTAAGATCATCTGATTTTATATTAATAAACGAAGGACAATTTTTCGAAGATATTTATGATATCGTTTTAGATATGTTAAAACATAATAAAACCGTATATGTATGCGGATTAGATGGAGACTTTGAGAGAAAAAAATTTGGCCTAATACTAGACTTAATACCAATATGCGATAAAGTTACTAAGTTAAATTCACTCTGCGTTTCGTGTAAAGATAACACTCCTGGAATATTTTCAAAGAGGATAACAGGCGAAACTGGACAAACTGTCATTGGTAGTGATAATTATATCGCAGTATGTCGGTCATGTTATGGCACTTAATATATATTAAAAAATGATTTAAATTATTGTTATTTAATTAAATTATAATTTAAATGACCCAAAAATCTGCTTTATTAGATAAAACGCCTGAAAATATTGTATTAAAAAAACGCGGACGTAAACCAAAAAAAGAACTAGAGCAAAATACAAGTAATATTATTATGTCAGTTGAAGAAAAATCAGATAAAGAAAATGTTGACAAAGAAAACGTTGACAAAGAAAACATAAACAATTATGCTAATAATGTTATTATTTCTTACGACGATATAGCAGTAATAAAAAATACAATAAACAATAAAGAAATTATAAATGATACAATATTTATAAAAGATACTGAAACTATAAACGATACCAACAATATAGACGAAACCGAAGAGCTAGACATATCAACAGAACAAAAACCGTTTGCTAAAAAACGTGGAAGAAAGCCAAAAGGCGGTAAAATTATTCAGCATATTGTTCCGTTGAACAATAATAAAGAACCCAAACCAAATGTTATTTTACATTTAAAATGTTTTTTTAAAGATTTACAGACGAACATATTTTTAAACCAAAATATTGAGTGTTTTAATCCAAATAATAATTTATCTTATGAGATCATAAATAATAATAGTACTATTAGTACGACAAAAAATAACGACTATGTCGTAACGAAAAAGGCTAGTTGTGAACTAGCTGATAACGCTGATAACTATGACGAAAATGGCGATTATAAAAATAATAAACAAAATAAAGAAAACGACACAAAGGAAGTATGGAAAAAACTTAAACAACTAGAGCATAACTTACATATTAATAACATAAGCGATAAAAAATCAGCATGTTTTTGGTGTACTTATGAGTTTGATAATCCGCCAGTATATATCCCAAAACATTTTATTAAAGAAACGTATAACGTATATGGGTGTTTTTGTAGTCCTGAATGCGCTACTGCATATTTAATGGAAGAAAATATAGATAGTTCTTCTAAATTTGAAAGATACTATTTAATTAATCATATTTATGCAAAAATTTATAATTATAATAAAAATATTAAACCCGCACCAAATCCGTATTATTTACTGGATAAGTATTATGGTAACTTAACTATTCAAGAATATAGGTCTTTATTTAAAAATGAACGTTTATTTTTAGTTGTAGACAAACCGCTTACAAGAATTTTACCAGAGTTACACGAAGATAATGATAATTTTATTATTAATAACAAAATAATTCCTTCAAACACTTCTTCAAGTGCTTACCAAATAAAGAAAAAAATGCAAAAATCCCAGTTAAAAACAAATATGTTAACTGAAAAATTCGGGTTTTAAAGTAACAGAAGTTTTTTATACTGTAAATAATATACTACTAATTTAGTATATTATTTTTTTATTTATTTTTTTATTTATTTATATTATAATATGGATTATAATGCAAATATTAACGACTTTGACGATTATATATCTAACTGGAATATATATAAAATTATTAATTATATAAAAGTTAATTACATTCAATTTTTACTACTTATTCTTGTTGGAATAATCGTATATGTTATAGACCATATATCTAACATTAACGCGGTTTTATTTGGCATACCTTCTTCTCTTCCAGGTATAAATACACAAGTTAAACCAGTTCAAATCATAAAACAAGAAAAAAATAAAAAATCTAAAAAATAAAAAAACCTAAAAAATAAAAAAATATAAAAACAAAAATCAAATACTTATAATAAATTATTCAAATTTTATTAACTTATTTGCTTAGCTTCTCCCTTTTCAACGCGAATTTTATAGTCTCTCATATTTGTATCTAGTTTAGTACGCAATTGTCTATAAATTTCTTGGTTAACCGATTTCATTGATTTGTTTTTTTTTTCTGTTATACCTAAGTAACTTTTTATTGTAGCTATTTCATTGTATCCATGTTCTTTTAATTTCTCTCTTGCAAGTTCAGGAGAGTAATCAGTTTGACCTAATACTATTTTAATTTTGTCTTCTATTTGGTCTGTTTCTACTAAAGAAATGTTCACCTCCATATAATAGTTCATATAAATTATTTTTTAAATCATATTAAACAAATAGTTATATATAAATTATTAAACAAATGAATACAAATAATCATATTAATTCTGGTGTTACTACTTTAATTAAAGATATCGAACATGTAGTAAAAAAAGGATTAAATAATATTTTAAAAGATTATATAGATAGATTTGAATTATTAGAAAATACACACAAACAGCTTATGACACTTCCGTCTATACTGGATGAGCTAAAGCATGGTGCTAATTCAAATATAAAACAACAAAATATTGTTGAAGAATATGATAAGCCGATTTTTGTTAGTATTGCAGAGATGACACAAGATCTAGTTAAAGAAGAAGTTAGTGTTTTCGAAAAAACTATATCTAATTTAGAAAACAAATGCGATTCTTTTGCGCCGTTATTTGAAAAAATAATAGAGTGTATTCAAAAATTAGATAAAGATATTGAAGCCATTAAAAATGATAAAAAAAACGACAAACAAAAAGATATTGGAGCGGAAAAAAAGGACAATATCCAATTGAAAATAGAAGAACAAGAAGTAGAACAAAAAGAAGCAGTACAAGAACTAGAAGTACAAGTTGAACACCAAAAAGAAGAAGAACAAATTGAAGAACAAATTGAAGAAGTACAAGTTGAACACCAAAAAGAAGAAGAACAAATTGAAGAACAAATTGAAGAACAAATTGAAGAAGTACAAGTTGAACACCAAAAAGAAGCAGTACAAGAACTAGAAGAAGACCAAGAAGAAGAACAAGAAGTAGAAGAACAAGAAGAAGAACAAGTAGTAGAAGAAGAAGTAGAAGAACAAGAAGAAGACCAAGAAGAAGAACAAGAAGTAGAAGAACAAGAAGAAGAACAAGTAGAAGAAGAAGAAGTAGAAGAACAAGAAGAAGAAGAAGTAGAAGAACAAGAAGAAGTAGAACAAGAAGAAGTAGAACAAGAAGAAGTAGAACAAGTTTCTGATGTTGAAACTGAAAATAATGAAGAAGTTAATGAAGAAGATCTTTCTACAGTTGAGACTGAAAACGAAGAACAAGACAAAGAAGAAGAAGAAGAAGAATTCAGTGAAATCGAAATAGACGAAGTAACATACTGTACTAACAATGAAGATAATGGGTTTATTTATGTGTTAACTGAAGACGGAGATGTTGGCGAAAAAGTAGGTTATTTAAAGGAGGGAGAACCCTTCTTTTATGCAGATGAAAAATAAAATATAAATATAGTATAAATATGTTAAATTTATGTCCTCCAGCAATTATTTATTTAATATTTTCAGTTACTCAAATACTTATAGATACTTTTAAGGAATTATATAATACCGCTTTTATTAAAGTTATTGTCGCCACTATGGTAACACTATTGTTGAATATATTATGTGAAAGGGGTCTAGGAGTTGTGTCATGGATAATTGTATTTATTCCGTTTATTTTAATGACTGTTATTGTAAGTGTAGTATTATATGTATTTGGTCTAGATGCTTCTACAGGAACACTATATCAAAATCAAACGCAAAACCAAATACAAAATCAAAATACATCGACGAATTGTGGCGTAGACCCGTTAGGAAATATAATAGTATATAATCCTAATTATGATCCTATACAACATCCAGTATATTATCAGTCTCCAAATATTGTTGTTCCAAATCCTTCAAAAAATAGTCCAAAAATAAATCAAATAGTTGTTGCACAACCTCAACAAATACCATTTGGGTCAAGTAGTCCAGCTTACCAATAAATAATATAAATAAATAATTTAAAGATTTACTAAATTATTTATTAATTATAATGTATTTAATAACCATTATTAATTATTATTGTTTATTTACATACGCACTACTTATATTTATAGACGTTATTCGAGAAGATTGTCCAGATATATATCAAAAAATTAAAACAAAGTGTGAAGAGTTAAGAAACAATTTATTATATAATGCATTGTATACGTATAGCAAATTTCAAATAATTTATGGCAAATGCGCAAGTAGCGTATTTGATTTCGCAAATAAAAATGGATTATTAATAAAAAATGTAGAAAACAATATTTGCCAAATTTCTTATGACAAGGTTTCTATAAGAAATCATAAAAATGATAACGATACATATTTTGAAGATGTAGACAACTGTTTTTACATATTTAATGATAACAAAAATATTAGTAAAACGAAATGTGTTAATAAAATTATTTCACGCACACAACAATTTAATACAAATTATGAAGTATCTGATATAAAATTTATATTAGTTGAAATAAAGTTGAATGATAATACTTTTAAAGTTGAATTAAAAACAGAGGAAGAAAATTACTATATTGTTAACAACATACTTGATAAAAATTTTTTCATATATTATTTGAGAGATAATAGACTATGTACTTTATCAAAATTCGACATTTTTAAAATAGATAAGTTAAATATTAAAATA